GTAGGTATGTTTAACTATTAAAAGTTTTTATTATGACGATAAGTGAGTATGGTGTTTATGGTTGTGTGGGGGTATTTGATGTAGTTGGTGGGCTTTTGGAGGGGTATAATGATGGTATGGCGGTTGAGTTGAGTAGGGTAGGTGTAAGGGTGACGTATTTAAGGTTTGACAGTTTGTTTAGTGCGGGCATTTACAGGTTATGTAATGGGATGGTAAGGAGTATGATGAATTAGTATTAATAGGTAAAAAAAATAAGATTATGGAAATCAGCAAAGTTAAGGTTATTAATGGTGGGTATAATGGTGTTGAGGTGACGTGTATTGAGGAGATAATGAAGGGTGGGGTTATGGTATTGGACAAGGTATTAAGGAAGCGGAAAGTACCGTTGTCGCATGTAGTGACGGGTGATTTAGTGAAGATGAAATATTACCTATTGGATTTGTGTGGATATTTTGGGATGGTTGAAGTAGGGGGTATGTTTAGTGGGGGGTTATATTTAGGGGGAGGTGATTTTGATTTAGAGATTACAGGGATATTACAGAGATGTGTAGTTGAGAGTGTGGGGTTAAGTGATGATGGTGGGTTTAAGTTATCGGGCAAGTATTATATATTGGAGGATAGGGTAGTTAGTATTAGTACGCCCGTGATTAATCAGGATGATATGTATGTAGGGTATGATGATTGCATGGGTATTATTAGTAATTTTTTTGAAGGTATTAAGGGGTATTTAGGTTCGAGCAAGTTAAGTTTAGGTGATTCGATGGATTACTTAGTCAATTACTATGAGAGTATGGCAGGCAGGGGTAAGGAAGGGTATAAGGAGAAGTTGGATGGGTTAAGTGGTAAGAGTAAGCATGACTTGATGTTAGAGCAGATATCTGTGATAGAGGAATTGGGTGGTGTAGTTATTATGCCGGAAGGTATAGAGGGGTTTGATGATGATGTTAGGGAAGTTGATGTAGATGAAAAAGAGGAAGAAAAAGAGAAGGAAGAAAAAGAAGAAAAAGAAGAAGAAGAAATAGCCCAGGTTAAACAAGAGGATATTGAGGATATTGAAAAGGAAAATGAAGTTGAAGAAGGAGAAGAAATAGAAGAAGAAGTTGGAGAAGAAGTTGAAGAAGAAGAAGCATGGTAAGAGATATAGTTAGTGGATTGATGGGAGGTAGTGGCATTGTCTTGGATGATGCCACTCATGTTTATACGAGAATAAGTGATGGTAGGGTTTTCGATAGTGTAAGTGTTGTTTACGGTAATTATGTAGATAAGTTTGATGGTGAGGCTATAAGTGGAGCTATGGCGATAAAAGAAATGAAAGTTAGTGGCGGTAATTTTCAGGATATAAAATCTAGGATACAGGGTGATTGGGATAGGATAAGGGTAAGTAGTCAGGAGTATGGTACAGGATTACATTTACAGTTAGAGAATAAGGGTAAGATGTTAGGTGGTTATAGTGATGGTATATCGGAATTATATGACAGCATCATTAATTTTTTAGGAGGTGGCAAGCGGTGGTTTCATGAGGTTATCTTACATTCGGAGGAACATGGTATTGCAGGAATGACAGATATTTGTCGGATAAGGTATGAGAAAAGTAAAGAGGTTGTATTTGACATATTTGATTACAAGACGAATAATCGTAATGGGATAGAGTTTTCATCGAGCAAGTTAAAGGATGGGGATATACGGCATTATAACAAATGGATGAAAGAGCCTGTAGCGCATTTAGAGGACTGTAATTACAACATATATGCTATGAAGCTATCTACATATGGTTACATGGCAGAGTTGACCTATGGGGTCAAGATAGGGATGCTAGGGTTATTTTTTTTGCGTGAAGTAAGTGAAGGAAAATATGTGAGTGATTATTATCCGATACCGTATATGAAAAATGATGTAAAATCACTAATGAATGATTATCTTTCGAAAAAAATACGATTATGAATTTCTTTAAATCCAGAATACGTTATATTAGGGCAAAATTAATAGCTTTGTATTATAATATTCCATTTAGGTTTAATGGATTCATTGATGGTATAAGTATGACAGAGAATGGATTAAGAAGGTTAAAGAAGTTGGTTACATTCATTGAATTATTAATAAGGTATAATGAAATATATGTAATTGATGCGATAGAATTAAATGACAATAGTGTTAAAGATTATGTTTTCTACATAAAAGAATTTGTAGATAAATATATGAAAGACTATAAATTTGTTGAAGTTAGTTATGATAGTTTTTTTAAGATGTCACATATAAAGATTATAAAAAAGGAATAGTATGCCGGGTTGTTTCATGGTTAATGCTAAGGGTGAAATTAAAGTAACCAAGGAGGCGAAAGATTTGATACCTGATTTTGCTAAATTGACAGAACCGGAGTTTCATTTTATTGTCTTAGTTGAGGATTTGATTTATTCACCTTTCCATAGGATGAATAGGAAAGATAGGATATCATATGCTAAAGTTATTGTATGGGGTGATGATCAGATAAAGATAGAGAAGAAAGATAGTCATTTGCTAAAGTGTATGGAATATTACAAGTCTTTAGTTTATGATGAAAGGAGAGAAACTGTTTCAGCATGTAGAGAAAAGATTTCGTCATTAAGTGAAGTATTAAGGCGACCATCATTAACTGATGCTTCGGAGATAAATAATTTAATGAAAAGTATCACAGCTTTGCAGATTGTGATAGACAACAATGAGAAGGAGTTGTTACAGGATGAACACAGGATAATATTAAAAGGTAAGCAAGAGTTATCTTTATTAGAGAAGATGAAACGCAGTAGGGAATTATATAAAAAGGCGAAATTATAATGGCTTATCATGATTCTTCGATATATCAACCTAAGATTAAGACTAGAGGTTTTGACCCAAGTCCTATTGCAGGGAACATACCTGACTATGCCAATGCAAAATTAAATCCGGCATTAGTAAATACAAAAGCTTATATTGATTTTTGGGATGAGCAGATACATTACTGTTATCATGGATATACCACAGGAGGATTATATATACCTGGGCGTTATTATCATTATTTAAATTTCAGAAAGATTGATGGAGTAAGTCATGGTAAGATATATCCTATGTTTACCGACTTACATTACGACTTATTCTTATGGAAAGAGCAAGTAAGGAAAGATACAACTAAGGCAGGCGGATTAGTGCCAAAAGCTAGACGTAAGGGATTAAGCTTTGTCGAGGTTGAAGATATAATTTACGGGTTACGGTTTACTCCCGAATACCGGGCAAGTGTAAGTGGGGGATTAGAAACGTGGGTTAATATGTTCAAAGATAAATTATACAGGACATATAATGATGGCGCAGACGAGTTCAAGTTAAATGCGATACGAAGGAATGATAATGAAGCATTATTTGGAGTAACTGAATTTACAGGTAGTAGGTGGGAAGAATTACAATGGGGTACGGTATTGTTTAGGACGATGAAAGATAGTGCCACGAAACTTGAAGGAGAGTTTTTCCATGATGCTATACTTGAAGAATTAGGCGAGTTTCCATTAGCTAGGAAAGCGATAACCTCAATAGGTCCTGCATTGAAAGATGGTGAGGATTACATAGGTAAGTTTTGGGGATTAGGTACTGGTGGTAACATGAAGAAAGGGGGAAGGACATTCTCCGAATTATTCCATGATAGAGACACGTTAAAGCTTGATGTATTTTATATTCCCGGCAAGAGATTTTATATGCCTTACGTTAGAAATTCAGGAAGATATAAAACACCCTATTTAGATAAGACATATAAAGATTATGCTCCGGAACAGTTATTAGGTTGTGAAGATGTTGTTGCTGCTGATGAATCATTAAGAGCATTAGTGGATGAATATATAGCAAACAACAAGCGTAAAGAGTTGGTTGAACATATGCAGAACTACCCAGATAAGATTGAAGATATATTTATATCGAGTGGTAACAACCAATTTAATACCGAGAAGTTACAATTAAGAGATTTTGATTTGCAGTCAAGTATGCCAAAATATAGTGAATATGTACTTGACCTTATAAAAGATGATGTTGGGAATAATATTATTCCTTTGAAAGTCAAAGAAAGACCTGCAACAGATAAAGACCCGGTTTGGAATAAAGTACTTATTATGCATGGTGGATTACCAATGCCACATATGAAAGATTTAGATATAGTAGGTATTGATGGTTATGCGATAGATACATCAAACACGAGTAAGTCTATTGGTGGTATTGTTGTGATAAGGAGGTCGGATAAATTCTTCATAAATAACTTTCCAATAGTACCTATGCCTATTTTGATTTATTATCAAAGACCACCTAGGAAAGAACAGTTTTGGGATATATCATTAAAGATAAGTGTGTTTTATAATGCTATAAAGAATACAATGATTGGTGCTGATGTGGATGCATTAATAGGGCATTATAAGAACAATTTTGGTAAGAAGTATCTATCACCTAGACCAAAAAGTTTTGATTCTCCCGACACTAAGATAAGTCATGATTTCGGGTTTAAAGCAACGAGTTCGCCAAACAGCAAACCAAAGATGATTGGTTGCATGCAAACGTTTGTAGAAGAATCATGTGATCATTGGGTATTTAGAGATTTAGTTTTAGACTTCATGAGTTATGATGATGAAAGTATTGGTACTGATTATGATTTAGCTGATGCTTGTGGTCATGCGTTAGTAAGAATACAGGATATGAAGATTGTACCCAAGGATGATACTAAGGTATCATACAAAGACATTTTTGGGCTACCTGAATACATTTTAAATGGTAGTGGGGATATCATTGTCATTGAGAAGTGATGATTGAAATTCACCGCGTTAAAATGACAATTTTAGGCATAGCGAAAAAATAAGTTATTAATAATTTTTTTTTATCATTTAATATATTCAAATTTGTATGATTATGTTTATTAAAACAAATATCCACTATGATATTTCCAAACCTGAATGGTATAGACCCACTAAAGGATAAGGATACAGCAAAGAAGGTTATCGATTACGCCATATCCATGCGTGATCAATCAGGGAATGATTTATCGAGAATAAATAAGCTTTACAATCATTATAGTGACAAAGAGACGTTAGCTGAGAGAGCGTTATATGAGAAGCCATATGGCAAGCAATCCAAAGTAAAATTCAAAAGATATAAGATAGGCAGAAGCAAATTAAAGTTACTTCATGGCGAGTTCTTACAATTTGGTTTGACATCAACTGTTAATAGTGTTAATCCTGATGTAGTATCACAGAAAATGCTTAAATACGCAAAACTTTTAGGATTATCACATCTCAAAGATGATATAGAAGAAATGCGTTCAGTAGGGTTAAACGTTATGGATGGAGTCAATATACCAGACAAGAATGATAAAGGAGCTTTTGACATAAATAATTTTAAGACTGATAATGAGATTTGTTTTCAAAATATCTTAGATGAAAAGATACGCAAGACAAATATCAGAAGCGAGTTTAAACAGAATTTTGTCGATGCTACCATAGCAGCACAGATGCATGGTAAGATTGAGAAGATGGAAGATGGTAAATATGGTTACAGACGAATATCACCTAGACTTGCATTGTATCCACAAGACATGAGTGAAGGTATCCTCAATCGTGCGCCATATCTAGGTGAGTTACGTTATATGTATGCTCATGAAGTATTAGCCGAATTTGAACAAGAGATACAGAAACAAGATTCTCAATCAATTAAAGATTATATGTTGGGCTATACTTCAAGCTATGAAGGGTTAGTCGGTAATGGCAACGATTTATTATTTCCAGTCTATACAGTTCAATTCAAAGTAAGAAAACCATATAAATACAAAACAGATAGTCGTAAGTATAACGATGTTGATTATATCAATCAAATATCTGATGAATATTATGATAAGAATAAATCGCAGATTGAATCAGATGTTAAGTTAGGCAAATACAAAGTCGATACTTATTACAATGAAGAACTGTATACAATTTCACGAATTTCAACAAATGTGTATACAAGATGTAAAAGAGTACAAGATACAGCAGCAACATTTGGTGAGAACAAAAAGATAAATGTTAAGTATGATTATATATTTGGTTTCTCCGATAACGTTGATGGTGTAAAATTATCAATACAAGAAATCATAATTGAGTTAGAAAAAGAATGGGATAGCATACGGTTTAAGATAAATAAGGAACTATCAAAGCTTCGTGGTGCTGTTATGTTTTATGACTTAGCATATTTGCCAAACACTAAATTAGGTGGTTTATCGGACGTTTTACATGATATAGATAATGATGGTATTGCTACATACAATTCGGCAGCCGAATTCAATATGGCTAATAAGGAAGGACAGGGAGCGACAGGCATAACAATGCAACAGTTAGGTTCAGATAGTACTTTAGGTACTTTGATGAATCTTGCTTTAGACATTGAAAGAACGATGGATATGATAACAGGGGTGACAAAGGACAGACAAGGTGATACCCCAGCAACAATGACAGCAACAACAAATTCAAATAACCTACAAGCAAGTCGTAGTATGACATACGACCTTTTTTATTTTGCTAATCTTTTCATGCAAGAAAGTTGTTTGCGTTTAATCCAAAAAACAAAACTATCACCCGAACCATACCAAAATCAATTTATACTTGATGATAACCAACTAAGATTATTAAACGTAACAAAAGATGTTATGCTTGATGATTTAGGTGTATATCTATCAGATGGTAAACAGGAACAAGAGATAAGGCAAGAAGTAAGAAATTATTTCCCTGCTGAACTTAATTCGGGTATGCTAAGATCTTCCGATATTATTAAATTCAATATGAAAACTAACCTAAAAGAAGCATTACGTGTCCTTGAAAAAGCACATGATGAAATTCATAAGTTAGGTATGGATGCTGAAAAAGAAAAAACCAAACGTTCTGAAATGGAAAATAAGAATATGTTGGAAATGGCTCGTGAGGATAGAGAAGATAGACAGCAACATGAAATTGAATTACAGACATTGAAACTGAAAGGAAGTCAAGATTTAAATACACAGAAATCTATGGTACAAGCTGCTATGCAAGATGGCAAAGCTGAACAAGAAGCAAATATAAACAAACAACAAATAAACCAATAATATGATATTCGATGAATTTGTAGATGTGGTTGATAAGACCCAAGCAACAGAAACAAAACAGGAAGAAGTTATTAAAACAGATAATACAGATCCTATTAATGAAAAAATAGATGATATTCCAATTGACAATAATAGTTTGTTCGATGAATCATCTGCTACTAAAGAACCTGAAAAGAGTGTAGAAGAAGTAAAGACTGATGATAAAGTAATTCCCGAACCGGTTAAAGAAGAAGGGGAAGAAGTATTAAAAGAAATTAACCCATTTGATATTGGTGAGAAAGTTAGTGAAGAAAGTAATGAAGGGGAAACAAAACAAAATCAAATATCGTTAAAAGCTTTATCAGAGAAATTTGGTGTAAAGCTAAAAGACGAAACTGAAGATGATTTTATCCAACGCTTAAATGAGAAGATTGAATCTTCAAAACAAGAGTTTAAGCTTGATGGATATAATGATGTTACAAAAAAACTGATTCAGCACATGAACACGGAGGGTTCTAATGTAGCTGATTTTTTCAATAATAAACGTATCGTTGATTACAATGATGTATTAAACATGGGTATTGAAGAAAAATACCGAGCCATAAAACTCGCAGAGTATGGTGATAATGATAATGCATTGGAGAAAATTGACGAAGAATTATCCAACATGTCAACTAGGGAATTGAAAGATTTTTCCGATGATGTTGACAGTAGATTAAGAGAAGGTATAAATAAAGAGATCGAAACAATTGTTGAAAGTCATGAAAAAGAGCAAAAAGCAAAGCAAGATGTTCTTATGGCTAACAAAGAGAAATTTATTGATACCATTGTTAGCCAAGTCAAATCTACAAATGATTTCTTAGGCTTCAAACTTAATGATGATATTAAAAACTCACTTGTTAATAACATACGAAATGGTGAGTTTGAAAAGGTAACACAGGATGATGAAGCTTCTGTAAAGTTCCTTGGTTATATGATGAAGAAGTACGGTAAGAACCTTCTTGAAGGTATTGAGACACGTGTTAAGCGTGAAAAATTATCTTCATACAATGAAGGATTAAAGAAGTCCATGCAAACGATGTATAATACTAGTGAAAATAATACTACACATCGTGGTAACTCTAATTTAACAGGGGATGCATGGGGCGATGAACAGTTTAAGTAACACATTAAAAAATTTAAAAAAATGAAAATTAATATATCACAAGGTAGCGTTTCCCCCGGAGAAATTTATGAACATCACTTGGTTTCTAACCATTTAATAAATCCATCAAAGAATGCCGATAAAATCATTATGTATGCTGAAAAGCGTTACCTAATGACATTGTTAACATCAGGTGTTCGTGATTCACGTTATACTGCAAGTGGATACACACCATCGGGTGGTGATTCAATTAGTACAAAGATCAAACAGATACCACAGGGTGAAATGCTTGATGCAAACGCCTGGCAGTATTCCATCATGGGAAGAATACAACGTGCTAGTGTTATCATATCACAAGTTGGTAATTCTACTGCTGGCTCAAATGCTTCTGGTGGAACATTCCAATTGAAACTGAATGATAACCTTTTAGGTATGGGTATGGTTGTTCGTTTTGCGAATAACAAACAAGCACGTATCAATGCTGTTCCAACTGGTAGTCCGGGCAATTACATTTATAGTTTCCAATGCTTCGCAGGAGAAACATTTGCATGGGCATCATGGGTAGCTATTCAAGCAGGAACTAAAACATGCTTTGGTGGATATTCATCTTACGGTGAACGTTCACGTAGGGGTTATAGCAACTTCTTCTATCCTGATAAATACATTCAACACACAACTACGCAACGTAAATCGTTGAGTATATCAGGACATGCCAATGCAAACAAAGTTCTTTGGTATGAATTGAATGGTGAAAAGGGGATGGTATTTGAAGCAGAAGCACAAGCAAGAGCGCAATTTTTGTTAGAAGATGAGGACAAGTCATGGTGGGGAGAATCAACTATGCGTGACCAATTCGGTAACCTATTAGCTTTCCCTTCACAAACAGACGAAAAGGGTGATGCAGTTTTCGCAGGTGATGGATATGTAAAACAGATATCCGGCTCGAATGATATGACCACATCAGGTCTAGGTGGTAAAGCAACATATGATGATATGATTGATATGATGCGTGCCTTACGTCCAAAGAAAAACAGCATGAATGCAAAACAACTTACTGTTGTTACTGGTTCAGATGGTTATCTTGACGCTTTCGAAATGATTTCTGCTAAGTATCCTAATATCCAAATAACACAAGCTGCTGGTTCAAACACAGCTATTGGTGGACAGGATATTGCTGTAGGATATAAGATGAATAAGATTAATTTTGGTGGAGACCAAATCTTATTCGTTGAGAATCCTTTGATGGATGATTCACAGAGATTTCCTAAACGTTTATCTAATGGTAAACTAGCCATGAGTTCGACCTATTATTTCATGGATTTGGATACATTGGATAACGGAAGAAGCAACATTGAAATTCGTGCTAGAGGACGAGAAGGTGTTGACCGTAACTTGGTTTATTTCTGGCAGAATGGTATGTCAGGAATGGGAAAAGCTGACAATCCAGTTGATGCAATTGAATTCCATATGTTGAAAGAAACTGCATTGGCAGTTTATGATACTGGTGGTAACGGAATTCTTTCACCTGATTATACAGCATAATTAAGACAGGGTTTTGTTGATTATAGTTTGTTTAGTTTATTGATTGGGGGGGTGGGTTGATCCCCACCCTTTTTATAAATTCATTTATATTTTTAAAATTATGGAATTAAAAAAAGTTGAGTTATTTCCCACGTTAGAAGAAAGGGAGTACATCGCAGAAAATGAAATAATAACTGGTGGTAAGGTTGTTAATTATTCTGTTATAGATGTAACGAAAATTGCCAAAAGGATTATAGAACTTGTGAAAAAAGATTTATATCCAAGGTATATACAAATTATACCGTTGTTTAAAAATGAGTATAAAGAGCCATCAAGGTATTATGCTTATCAGAAAGACCCTTCAACAGGAGTATTGTATGGGTTATATATTGGGGAGGATAATTATTCGAATCCCAAATGGCAGAAAGTAATGTTATCAGAAGTTAAATCATATGATTTAATGACATTGAATGATTGTAAAGAATGGGTTGCATGTAGGACGATACCTGAAATTGATGGTACACCTTTCGCAGTAGCAGTACCATTTTATAAAGTAGAGAATGAATTGTCACAGGCAAAAGAGACTATTAATAAGGTTGACAAGATACGTCAAGCTTGGGATATAGTTGACGAATTAAAAATAACAGGAAGAGAAATGATTATGTTCGCTCGTTATTTAGGTATCAATTTTCAGAAAGATGTTAATAAAAGTGTAGTATTAGGTAAGCTATACAATTTTGCAACAGATTCACCGATGGAAATGATACGTGCTTATACAGATAATGATAAGAAATTAAAAGAATTATTTGAAACAGCTAAGTCGTTAGGTATTGTCCAATTTGATGTTGAGAGAGGATATATATTTAATAACTTCCCAATGGGTAAAGATATTCCCGAAGCTATTAAAATCATAAAAACAGATCAGGTATTGTTCACAAAGATGTCTAATGATGTTTTAAGGCACGATGCACAAGGAAACGAGTTAGACAAGCAGATAAAAGAAAAGGCTTAAAATATGGATATAGATGGCATCATAGCACGTTTTAGAAAGTATATCGATACAACTGATACAGCACGAATTAATGATACAGATGTATGTGAGTACCTAACGATGGCACAGGATGAATTAATTGCACAGAAGATTTCAGATGTAAAAGCATTGAGTGGTGAGCAATACTTACAAAAGACAACGCAATTGATGAATGAATTGTCAGCATTAATGTTTTATGATGTCCATTATAATGTTCCATCAGTAGTACCACTACCAACAACACTTATGTTATCTAAGTTTAATACACCAAAGAATAAAGTTGAAATAACATATACTGACTTATCTTGGCTTGATGGAGATAATGAATTTCTTGGTGGTTCAATGGTATTTACTGTTAGTATGAATAATGACAGAACCTTTCCTATGTATCCATTAAGACAAAACTTAATGACTAAGTATTTAATGAGTAAATATAGAAGTCCGGAATTTACAATAAACAATACTTGTTATTTCACTTTGGAAACAAAGAAATTGAAATTATATTTTCCTATGGATATGCCAAAAATAATTGAGTTTTGGTATATGAAATATCCGGGAATAATATCTCTCACACATCCTGAAAACGTTATCCTACCTAGCCATTTACATGGAAGGATAGCATTGAATGCAGCGATAATATATTTGATATCAATTGATAATGCAGAAAAAGCGAAAATATTATTAGAATTAGATATGGAAAAATGAAATTATTAATTACATTTGATTGCTTTTAAGCTAGTAAGTATAAACTTTAAAATTAAAAAAAATGAAAGTATCGATTAAAAATGCAATTCTAAACACGGTCGCAGCAAGTGGAGCGAATGTTAATGACGACACCGTTGGTAAGCAAATAGGTGTCATAAAAGAAGGTAAAACTGGTGATACAATTAAACCACTTGTTTCAGGACCATTTAAATATGGTACAGTAAGTAATCTAGTTGTTCAGGCATCATCCGAAGAAGCTACAGCAATAGCAATTATCGGTGCTTCGGAAACGAAAGAAACCATAATTGCTGGCAAACGTTATTCGTTTGAAGTAATTGAAGAAAATGAGAATGGTTATCGACAGATACCACGGCGCGATACCATTGCTTATACTGCTCCTGCTGTTTTATCGGGTACTGCCGATACAGACAGAGCAAATGTTTATACTGTTTTCAAAAACAAGATAAACAATTATGCCGGATACAATTTCGTAGGTAGTACTTTGGTAAAACTGGATTATACCCTCGGTAGTTCGCCAGGTGATACTTACACTAATTATGTTGTTGGTGAAACAGTAACGCAAGAAACATCAGGTGTAACAGCTAAGATTGCTAAGTCAACAATTAAGACTGGTACATTTGCAGCAGATAATGCAACAGGAGTTTTATGGTTGTATGATGTTTCCAACATTGATGAATTTACTACTACTGCAAAGAAACTTACAGCAGCAGATAAATCTAACTGTTTTGCAACTATCACCAATGCAACTGTTGTTAAAAACACAGGACTTGCAATTATTGATAAACCAGGATACAACCTATCCTCACCTAACCGTGGTGGTGGTTCATCAGTTTATCTTAAAGATGGTTTTGCTGTTGATGCAGTTGAAAACATACGTCAAGCAGCTTTTCCAGTTGGTATTGGTTCTTATCTTGCAGCTAAAGCACCTAGCTTTAACAAAGCAAAGAATGATCTTGTAAATGATGGTGACATTAATTTATTTCTTCCTGAAGGTAGTTTTGATGCATCAAAGAAATATAGCACATATTCTTTTGTTGTGACTACTTCATCTGAAGATGTAAACGGAGTAGCTGACAGTATCCCTGTAAATTATACCTTATGGGTTGATGAATCTGATGCCACAAATCTTGGTGCATTCAAGACAGCGTTAGATACCGCTATTGCGAAATAACATAAATATTATTTAACACCATAACAAAAGGGGGTGGGTCTTAAAATCCTCATCTCCTTTTTATCTTTAAAAACATGGGATTATTAGATTTATTAAAGAGTAAGAGTATACTTCAAGGAGATATACCTTATGTGTATGAAACACCAACTGGAAAGTCAGTTGTTGGTATCACTGGTGATGTAAGGATGGTTGATGAAAATGGCAACCAAGTAAATGCAGTACCTAATGATGCTATTGAACTTATCAGTTATAATAATGTTGCAGCAGGGAGTTACTGGCAAGCGTTAGTTATTGAAGGATTTAGAAGTGGTAGTTTTATGTTAGTTGCAAGTACTGGTGCTGGCAATTCATTAGAATACAGTTTTTTCGCTACAAACAATCCACTTGCAGATGTTATAACATTTGATGAAAATGATTGGGTTAATATAACCGATGATGTATTAAACATTGATAATGCAACTTCGATAAGTTATGTTGAGAATACTGCTATTTCAGTAGGTAAGAGGATGCATTTTTTTGATACTAGGATGATAGCTGAAAAGTATGCTATTAAAGTTGTGGTATCGATTACAGGGGTCGCATCAAATAGTTTACATTGTTATGCTAAAGTAGATAAAAACTAAGAATCATGAGTAAAACAAGTGGTAAAAGAGGTGGTGGCAGTACTGGTGGCGGTGATGCCAATTTTTCAACAGACATCACTTCAACTGTTGCATTTGGTGGAGTACATATAGGTGATAAATTTTTACTTGGTTCACCAATCGAAGATGCTATTGCGAAACTTATTGCAGCCTATGTTAGTCCTGCCTTTACAAGTATAAGCATCTTAAAAACACCAAATGTAATGCCTATCGAGGTAGGGCAAGTACTTACTATTACCGGGGCTAACATATCCTTTAAACTTGATAGTGATGGTAATTTACCAAATAACATGTATTTAGGAGGCGTAGGATATAATAAAGCTATTACAAATGGTAATCCACCTGTAAATCCTGGGTCAACAACATCATTAAGTACTAATGGTACGATAAATTGGGTTTTAAATGGCAAGGATAAGGATGGTGTTAATCTTCCATCAGCCGTTGCTACATGGTACGTTAATTTTAAAGCATTCTTAGGTGCAAGTACAACCGTATTGACAGCAGGGTCGACAGCATTACAAGCTACAAACCTATTAAATTCATTACAATCTTCACAATTACCAACGAATAGAGCCACCAATTATATTACAGGCGCATGGACAGATGAAGAAGATAAATACACATATATTGCTTATGCAGCAAAACTTGGTTTGATAGCTAATATCGTACAAAATGATTCATTACCAATACTAGGAGCATTTACTTTTGTAGGAGTTTTTAACTATACAAATACATTTAATATTGTAGAAGCTTATAATATATATAAATCTAATGCTGACAGAGCATTTTCAACGGGTACAAAAATTACAATAACTTAAAATCATGAAAAAAATCATATTACTACTATTAGTATGCTTAACAATTATACCATTTGTAAAAGCGCAGGTAAAATTTCCTGATAAGTTAGAACATAACAACCCGAATTTACCTATTGTCGAATCTAAGAATGTTAAAGGAGGGGTACAACATTTTAGTTCGACATATGAGAGAGATGGGTTATCAATAGGTCGTAGGCAAGTTGGATTGATAGTTACTTATCCATTAGATAATTTAATAAAAGTAGTAGTTTATAATGGTAGTGATGTACAAGATTCTAATTGGGAAAATGATGCAAATTGGAAAGAGATAGGTTCATCAGGTGGTGGTGTAGAAATTGATCCTGTGTGGTTAGCACAAAAGATAGATTATTATACAAAAACACAAACTACTCAATTAGTTCATGACAGTATTACGCCATTAAGGCAATCGATTAATAATATTTCATTTGTAGAGAGTGATCCAGTTTGGTTATCGCAAAAAACA